TCAGCTAAATTTTAAGTCCTTGCAGTTAAATGTAATCGAATCCTGAACAAAATCCGAATTAACATCATGTGACAAAACTGTGATATCCCCTGTTGGAACACATCCGGTCACAGTCACCGTCTGACCGCCGTAGTCCCTGTAGTAGTCTGACTGCTCATCTGTACAAACCCCTTGGAATGTAAAGTTGGGCGTGACTTTGTTCTCAAGATAATTCTTGATCGCCCGCTTAATCCAGTCTGTCGAACGGTATTCTGAAAGTGTCACCTTAATTGTGTGCCCTTTCCAGCGAGTATCTTCTCCGGTATGCCCAAGCGTTTTCGTAGAACTTGTTACAGGAGAAAATATAATGCTGAATGACACTGCATCCAAGCATTCCTCTCCATCGAGGAATGCTTTTCCCTGGCTGCAGTCAATATGGTTTCTAAGATCTGCTGTATCTGACATTTTTTACCCCTCCTTAGCACTAATCTGTAATGACCGTGAAATACATCTTCTCTGCAGCATCCACAGCATGTATCCTCGCATCAAAATATACACTGTCACCGCTGCTCCTGCCCCTGTCAACCTTCATGTCATTTGCAAGGTCTACATCTTTGATCGCACCTTCGTCATAGAAATATTGAAGAATCGTCTGGCATAATCCATCCATCAGGTCCCATCCCAGCGGTGAGTTCGGGAACTTGTTGGGAGGAAATGTCTCACGGATCGTATCTGATACAGCATCATACACACGTATCACTTTGTTCTTCCTGAACGATTCTGAACGGGTCTCTGTAAACGTGTGGAGAGAATTGATATCATACTCCACAATCACAGTGTCCCCCTGCTGTGTAAAAAAGAACTCCCCTTTCTGGATTGCTGCCTCTGCCTGCTCGTTTGTCTTTTTGCCGACCACTGTATCTGCATCCGGAACCAGCCGGTATGTATTGGAAACCAGTTCCGTCGCGGATGCCGTGACTGCTGCCACATAAGCCGTTGCCTGTGCATTAGTAAGCTGCATTCCGTCTGCAAGCGCATAACTATTTGTAACATTGATGACTCCCTCATAATCCGCATCCGGATAATCCGCAACAACAACCTGTACGCTCTTCCCGCAGTTGTCACGCAGGTATCTGGCTTTTGACAGGGCTACAGCTTTCAGCTCATTGTCTATAAATGGAAATGCAACCGCACTGATATCCTCATCCTCAATGGCATCAAGCATATCCGTAATGTCAGATTTTATAATCTCCGACGCCGTCCCGCCTGAAAGGGACAGGCTGGCAAATTCTGAAAGCTCTCCCTCACCAGAGAATTTGACGTATCCACTATCAATCCCTGCTGCCCCGGCAATATCCATAATCCCTGTAAATTCTTCCACTGTAGATGTGCCAAGAATAACTGCGATATCATATCCACTTTCTGGATTTGCCGTACAGGTTACTTTGATGTCATTTCCCCTGCTGCCTGCGTATACAGCTGTGACTGTCAGATCCTCCTTAACGGCTTTTGCCGCCACTCCTTTATTCAGGTTGTAAACCATGACTGTCCCTGCGCCTTTGAATGCCTCCTTCAGAAGCAGTATATTATCTACACTGTTTCCAAGAACCGCATCGGCTGATGAGATGTCTGACACCTCAATCTTAATCAGTTTTGCATGTGGTCCCCAGTCATTCACCAGCGGTATCAGTACGTTTCCCCTTGCGCCATAACTGACCGCCGCTTTTTTTGATGAATCCACGTTGACGTAGGTTCCGGGTCTTATCCGCCCCTTTACTTTGTCAAATCTCCCACTGTTCATTAGTGTGCCACCCCCTTTTTCCACTTTTCGATCATTCCCTTTGCAGCATTGACCGTAAGCGGTCCTGTCTGTCCGGTCATAGCACCGTCAAAAGTTGATGTTGTCACTCCAAACAATTTCATGCTGTTCTTCCGCAGTGCTGAGAGTGTGAATACCCGCTCTTTTGGAGCAGCTTCTGCCTTTACTGCTGTTTTTGCCTCACTCATGCTGTTTTACCTCCTTTTAATCGTAATGTTTATTTTAATCATAATATTTATTGATACCGACTGAACTTGCAGCCGGAAGTTCCACTGATGTAATAGACTTGACCAGCCTGTACGTCAATGTCACTTGTGCCATTCCCTCATCCACGATCCATGATGCAGGCGGGTCCAGTTTTATAATCATTCCACTGTCTGTCCCATCTTCATTAAAAACAGGCAGCCTGCATTGTCTGTCCATAATCCCCTTGACAATTTTCCCTGCCAGCTCTCCGGCTTCCCTTCTGGTCAGCGCAAAGACCTTGGCATAAATCGAATACTTTAACTGGTAGCTGTTTAGCGCTGAACCAGATGGTGCCTGTTCTGCCGGCGGGAAATACAGGGATGGAATGGCAAAATCCTCTGGGACATTATCCTCATAAAAAACGGATATGCCTCCTAATTCAAGACATATCCGCGCAAGGCTTGACTCATATTGATCCATTATCTCCCTTCCTAATCTGAAAAATTGCTTAAAAACCAGTCTCCGAGTTTTCTTTCCACAAGCTGGGGAAACATAGATTCCATGATATTGACAGCATGTTCTATATAATGTCTGCCATTAATATATTTCTGTTTCAATACCATGCCCGTTTTAGCTCCCCTCTGGTATGCAAATCTTCCATTAGAAGTCCAATATCCCGGAACAAATCTTGTTTCGACTCCTTGCGGATTCAGCCAATGTCCATCATTCACATATGCCGCATACTCCACATTAGTCCCTATTTCCAGTACCAGTTCTCCGGAATCCAGCCTGTAAATATTGTCTGCATCACCTTTATGAAAACTTCTTAACAGCAAACGTGTGTCCACTACATCTAAGCGTATGATTTCATCCTCTATAATCCTGAGCATATCAACACCCACGGCATCAAGAAATATAACCATATCCTCCTTAAACTTTGCACTGGCATGACGCAGATCGTTAACAAAGCCTTCCAGCTCAGATAAATCAGCCTGCACATACTCTCCGCTCATATGGCTTTCGGATGTACCCTGTGAACCATCACTGAAATATGATGGTCACGTATGTTTCTGGGCACTTCCGCCTCATATTCACAGCCTGTTGCACAGTCCACAATCCTGTCATTAATTCGAATATCTGTACCAATTGGAAGCGTAAGTTTCTGGCTGACTTCCAGATCTCTCTGCGGTTCCTTTTGTATAATAGCCACATTCCCACTCTTCACACTAAAATGACACGGCTGTTCTTTTATGTCTGGCTGCATGGAATATTTATATTCCTGATTGTCTGGCAGACCATACCCCCTTTTCTGCACAGTGCCTGTAAGGTGGTATATATCGCATTTATGATCAAAAAAATCCTCTATTGCCATGCTTGACCTCCTACAATCTCCTTAGTTTCATGATCACTTTTCCCTTCTCCTCCGGCAGTACAAAGTCCTCTAACATTGCTCCAAGACCAAGACTGTCCGCAATGTTCGAATCAGTGTCAAGGGTATAGGAATAATCATCAAAAGCTTCTGATTTTTTCATGCCGTCCTTCTGCGCAATTGCCTGTTTTGCGTATGCCTCTGCAAGAAGTATAACTGCTTTTGTTACATCCGGCGGCAGTCTGCTGCTGTATTCAGGCGTCTTGAACTGATTATGTGTATAATAGATCACATACTTTTCTGCTCTTGCAATATCAAAGGCAAGCTGTGTATCAGACCTTTGCAGGACTTTAGCAGAGGAGGTGTAATCTTTTACCTGTTCTGGTTTTACCCACGGCCGTTCCATATTTACCCCCTTAGTCCTCCAGCCCCATCTGTACTGTACTTGCCAATCCAAGCACGCCGCATATTTTGGCTGCCCTTTCGTCATTGTTGCTACAGTCTGAAATATCAATCTGTTTTTCTGCTGCCAATGCTTCAAGCTCTGCCTTTTTCATTTTCGCGATGCCATCCGCGGACAGTTCTCTTTCTGAAAACTGTTTATCATTATCAGGAACAACGCCTGTTTTTTCAGTATTATCCATGTCCGGCGTCATATCAATCCCATTCGTCATACCACTGTCCATGTCTGACGTCGCATCACCCAGTTTATCCTCATTTTCACCAAAACTGTCCAAGTAGTCTAAAAGAGTGTTCTCTGCTTTATCCTCCATATCATCATTGTCAGGCACACACGGCAACTCTTCAAATCTTCCAGTGAACAATAATCTCTCTGCGAGGTCATCCTCAACGCCAAAAGGGACCCCCAGCGCGCATGAGAAACCTCTCACTGCATAGGAAAGTCCCTGTATCAATTTCAATCTTCTCATGATCCGCCTCCTAGTCCAATGATGGCAGGTTCGTGATAATCGCTGTTGCATCCAGCTCCTCAATAATAGGATCTAAATCCAGATGACAGACATAAAACCTCTTGTCCTGCATGATTGCCTCTTTGCCTTCCGTTGTTTTTCGGATTTTCATATCATAGGTATTAACCACGATAAGATTCTTCGGGTCTGTGAGCAGAATCTTGTTATCACTCATAGACGGACAGGGTATAGAGGGGATATGAACTGGCTGGGTATATACTGATTCCGGTACCGCGCCTCCCTTCTCAATTACCTGATTCATCAGGTACAGCTCCCACTGCTGCGCTCTTTTCGGCGACATAAGCCAGCGAAGCTTTCCATTGTTATACTTATTTGGAATCTGTCCAAGCGTTTTGTAGAAAATATCCAGATTCATCACACTGTCGCCAGATGCATCATATACATGTCCGCCATTGCTGATCTGCTTGATCCATCCGTCATTCTGGCACAGGAACTCATAATCCTTATCGCTGGACGGCGTGTCCTCATCCCCGTTTAAACACAGATCTTCCAAATCAATTCCAAGCTGGGTCGTCATAAGTTCCGTGATAACCGCTTCAAGCTGCTGCCCCTCAATATTTTCCCGAAGGGTTTCTTCTGTGATCTCCCACGGAAGGCGTGTCGCTTTACAGATATATTCAATCACTCTCGTGATCACGTCTGCCCTATACCCATCATCTGTATTTTCTGTTTTCTTGCGAAGCAGACGGGCAGCGATTCCAATCTTGTCAATCTCACCGCTTTTGGCAGTTCTCATGACGTGTCTTACCAACGGTAAAAGGTTTGCAGCATCAAAAGTCTGCTTGATAAATTTTTTTGCCTGTTCAGGATTTAATAACCCGTGGCTCAGGCTGCTGGTCTGAATTGCGCCAGCTTTGTTGATAATTTGTGCGTTACTCAGCATGATAGCTTCCTCCTTCTTTTCTTTCTCTTAAAACATTCCTGTCATGTAGTGGGACTCTTCACTTTTCGCTACTCCCGCCCCGCCTGTATCATTTAAGTTGCCCGGCATCGCCCTGCTTTGCAGAACTGGTTCCAGCGCCTTCATAACAGGTGCAACAGCTTTTGACACTTCTTCGCCTACCATCTTCGCCACAGCCTCGGCGGTTACTCCGTCATCAGCTGATGCCGCAATTGCGCTTTCTCCTGCCCCCTTTGCTACCGGGATTACTTCCTGTAGCTGCTTCATTACAGGTTCCATGGCTTTCTGAACCTCCTCGCCTACAAGTTTCTGTACATCTTCCTTCGTCATGTCGTCAACATCCTCCTTCTGAACATTATTTGCTGCCTCAGTCTCTCCCTCATCAAATTCTGACAGGAAGGACCCAAGTGTATCATAAATGCCTTTCAGGGCACTCAGATTCTTTGTGCTGATGCTTTTTCCCGCCTTGGCAACGGGTTCTGGTGCTTCTTTGGCGGCTTTTTCCAGTGATTTAACAACACTCATATCTGAGGTGAGTATCTGGGTAACAATATCATTGAAATCTTCCAGCGCCTCTCTGATTATATTTTCATCAGCATTGTAACCCCATTCCCATGAGCCAGTATCAGGATTGTAAAATGTTCCTTCCAGCGTATTTCTAAGCGCGTACCATGCAGAATAAAAGTTGTCCTCCTTCACACGGCGCTTGAAATTGGTCTTTACAGCCCCTTTCTCCACTACATCAAAGCCCATTGCCTTTGCCAGCCTGCGGAACAGCCCTTTGGGTTCTTCCTGTTTCTCAACAGGCAGTTCTACATCCTCCTCGGAATACACGCCCATTCCGCCCATAGAAAACCCCGTGATATCCCCTTTCTGTATGGACTCCCATACATCATTATCGCTAATCTCCATTGTCATAAGCCATGTACCCTTTTTGATGTTCTCTCCTTCAATCTCCATGTCACACTTCGCAACATAGGATTCCACCACTGCGGCACCATCACATTTCTGAAAACAATGCTGCAGATCTACCTGATTTCCATTTTTGGCAAACCAGTAGGCAGCCTTTGTGATTTCCTCCTCTGTCATGTAATTGCCTTGGGTATCCTCGACCATCGGTTCATATACGATACCAGTAACGAAATGGCTGTCAGAATCAGCTTTTAATATCCGTCCAAACGTGGAGAAGCTTGCAGCGCCGTTTTCTGATTTTGTAATCAGAAACTGCTTTTTATTTGCCGCCTTGTTTACCAACGATACAAAACTGATTTTCGCGTCCGTTATCGCATATGCTTTCGCAATTCTTGGCATATATAGGTACCTCCCTTCAAATTTTGTTTTCTTATTGATGAACAGTTTCTAAATCATATAAACCACCTCCCCGGCAAAGGGCAATAAAAAAACACCCCGAAGGGTGCATTCACACGTTGCTATGCATTTTCTTGTTGATATAGGTTAAAAAAACCATTATCCAATAAGTATAACAGCTCCTCTGTAGTCAGAACTGAAAATGGGCTTATTTTGCTGTCATCCTCAAAACCAGAAGTTTCAACTTTATACTCTGGAAGCGTAAAGCCAAGCTTATCACAAATTCTGAGGTATTCCTTATCATTAGGATCTGGTATTACAGTTGTCATGTATCATAACACCTCCATGTCTACCCCGCCGTCTTTGAGCGTACTTAACGCTCTTTCCATCAGAGTTGAACGTTCCTGTTCATTGCAATTATACTTTACTCGTTCCAATAAGTCAAGACCGCCATTCGTTACTGCTTTATTGACCTCACCAGACACCCCATACTTATATATACTCCCATCATGACAAGCAACAATTCCATACTTATACTTTCTCTCCTGAGCAACTATAATATCACTAAGGCTTGGAACTGAGCTTCCCGGATGATTATGTATCGCTATAATTGTATATTCTTCGGCATCTTTGACCATTTTCTTCATAGCCTTAGATGCATTTACCTGTCTGGCAACATTATAATCATCCCTGACCATCACAGCACCCGTCTTTGAATTAATATATACCAGATCCTCATACTCCGTACCACTCCTGTGCCTGAGCATTTTCTTGGCATTCGCCCGGATGCTTCTTGTAATTCGCTTATTCTCCCCAAGGGCGTTAAACTTATTCTGGTACTCTGCGGAAGCGATCTGTTTCCGGTCGATCTTAGAAGCAGCATAGTCATATTTCGGTTTGCTGCCTTCCTTTTCCTTAGACTTTATACCTGACTTTGCCTTGTTTTTAGCATCGAGTTCTTTCTCCCACGCACAATCATCATTCTCGATAATTTCCTGCTGCATCTTTTTGCGTTCCTCATAAGACATTCCAAGGATTTCATCATTTGTGATTCCCCTGTGGATGCAATGGCAGTTCACGCTTTCACAGGCTGGAAGGATGATGTCAAGCGGATGCATCGGATAATATGTATCACCATCAACACTATGGAGCGTAAATGGCTGGTTTTTCAGAACGATCTGACCGCTCATATCTATATGGTTTTGTCGCGGTTCATTTTTATGGGCTCCTGTATGCACCCATTCCTTGCGGTCCGTAGCCGGACTCTGCTGGATAGATTCCTCATGAGCTACCGCATGCGCCCGCAGCACCTCTGTCAGTGCTACCCGCCGCGCTTGATAGTATTCCGTCCGCCAGCCGCCATCCATAATTTTTCTTGTAAGTTTTTCAATGCTTTCTCCATTGTCAATAGCATTTTGTATAAGGTCTGTAAGCTGTTTATGGGTATTGATTTTCATTAATCGCCCCAGTTCGTTGCTCCATGATGCCATCCAGTCCGAAGTTCTCCTCCTGAGTGTGTCAATAACCATATCTGCCTCTGTTTCTTTGATGTACGCCGCTGCCAGATTAGGAACCTCTACATCCAGCATGTCCGCAACTGCTTCCTCAACCTGTTCAGCAATATCGTCCATGTCCAGCATCGCAGATATTTTTTCCCCTACCTCGTTCCATCCACCAGCAGCTGTCAGAACCGCAATCAGTCCCGCTGTCTGTGATTGAAGGATATCTGCAATCTTCTCCTGTAAAATATTAATCTCACTGACCGTTTCCTCCGGCTCAGCGAAGCCCTCTGACTCCAATGTTTCGGACAGTTCCTCATCCGCCTTGGCAATATAACCATCTATTGCACTGATAATCCTGTCAGCCTTGGAGATGACAGCTTTGGCGACCATCTTATAATATAACTGCTGCCCCTGCATCTCATTCACCTGCTTTCTGTCTGTACCCCATAAGCGCCTTGCAGATTTCAAGCATGACAGGTACTATATCACCATCACTAAAAGCGGCTTTCTGAATCTGATTGTCGAGCTGCTGCATCTCACCTTCTGTCACAACCATTTTGTTATCCTGTCGCTTCATATGCTGCCCTGTAGGCTCATTCACATCTGTTTTCAGGTTTCCCACTGGATTCACGCTAGAATCCTGCGTAAGCTGCCCCTGTGGCATTGTCTTGGAATAAGCAAGAGGTGTATCTCCCCAGCTGCCTTCATAGTCCTCGCAACCATATTTTCCAATCACCTTATAAGTAAGTTCTTTTGCAGTATTCGGAGTCAGACCTCCCGCCCTCTCTGTAATATTGAGCATCTTTTGGATATCATCTGGATTCGTGATATCTGGTTCATCAAATTGAGCCTCGACGTATTTAAACCTATACCCGTTAAGCAACTTGTTATTTACTATCCACGCAAGGGACTTCCTTTCTGGCTGGAATACCTGCTTTTCTGTAACTTCCATCGCTGTCTGTGCCGTTGCCCTATTAAAATCGGTGGTATATCCCACATACAGATCTGGAAGCAAAAACGCCGACTGGGTCTTTTTCCGCCCGTTTTCCTGATATTCCTGAAACAGTTCGTCTTTTTGCAGGATCGCTGCAAGGTCTTTTATCTCCACTTCTGGCTGTTTCTGTTCTCCCAGCGTTGTAGCAGTCTCACTGGTATCTGTTTCCAGTACAAGAAAAGAATGCTGTCCTTTTTCCCCTTCAATTTCATTCATATAAGCCTGTAGCTTTGTGAATGCATCGTCTGACAACGTGCCGCCCTTTACCAGTATCATCAGCGGCGTATGCCGGCCCTTGCGAAAGTAAGAATTGTTCAGCACCTCCGCACGCCTGTTTCCGTCCACGGTCAGAACCTGTCCGATCCAGCGCACCTCTCCATATGGCAGGCTCCCTATCTTAAAATCTATAATCTCATTTGCCTGATTATCAATCTCAATCTGCCTGTCAGACGCATCTGCATATTCCCCGTTCCTCTTATCCATAATCCGCGGGTCGCCAAATTCCTTGAAATAAACGGTTCTTCCTGCCACGTTCTGACGAAACTTCCTGAATTTCTTTTTTCTGCTGATAGTCTCTCCATTATAAAAATATTTAGTATCTATATATGGCTCAAGGGGATAGGTCATGTCAATGGAGGGCGTGTCTATGATAAACTCCAGCTGTACCACATTACCCTGCATATCCCGAATAACCTCGCAGTAAGCAATACCATACGTTTCTCTGTCACGCACAATGTTCTCAAACACCTCTTTTGTCATACAATCCATATTTAACAGGGCGATTGTTCTCTCTGCCTGTGTCCATTCTGCTTTCATTTCCGGTGTCTCTTTCTCGTAATCTTCCCTGTAATGAATTGAAATGCCAAACCCGGCAATGTTGCTCTTATACGCCTTAATGCACTGGGGCAGAATCGTTGAATTGTCAACCAGTTCTTTCAGCCCGTACATATTGACCGGATGTGAAATCCAGTCGGCAGCGCTGACAGCAGTTTCCCGGTTCAGCTGTTCACTTTTATCTGACTTTTCAATCTGTTTCTCTTTGTGATAAAAGACAGTCGGAACGAAACCTTCGTCCTGCGACTTAATGATTTTAACGCCAATGTGTCCCACAGGCTTTTTTTCATCAGGCATTGTTCTTTTTCGCCCCTTTCTTCTTGTAGTTGACTGGTAAACATACAAGCAGTATGCAGTCAGCCTCATCCGGGGATGCGAGCCCCCGTTTTTTCATTTCTTCCTTGCTCTCTACTTTCTGTTTCCCATTACTGGTAAAAAAATACTTCCTGCAAGACAGCTGACCGATCAGGTCGTTGTCATCAGGAAGTATGATTTCCGGTTTGTGCGGATTTCCCATGTCATCATAAGGAGCAATCAGATCTCGTATAACCCCCATCATGTAGGTGGTCGAATCCGCATAGTATCTGTGCTGTACAGGCTGACCAAAATTGACAGGGAGCACTATCATGTCCCCATAAACCGAAGGCTCTGTACGAATAAAACTGCGGAGCTGGTCCACAACGCCACCGCCAACGCCGCCGTCATCCACCTTGACACCTATTGGTCCGTCAAATCTGAATTGTTCCTTCAGTCTTTTATACAGCATGGCAATATTGCTCGCTGTCCAGTTCGTATCCTTGCCATTATATTTCTTGAATATCTTTGCTGCCTCATTTACCCTGTATCCTATACAGGTTTTATCATCGCCGAAACGTGCCACATCACAGCCAATTTCTATCCTTGAAACGCCTCTTGTGTCAGCAGGAAGAAGAATCCCTGATGCATTCCGGTACAGTCCAAAAGCCTTCGCCGTAATATCCGATATTTCAGTGTCCTTGCTTCTGTCCAGCCATGTAATAGGAATAAAAATGTCGTTCTCCTCTTCGGGAAACTCACCGTCCACACGCACGCGCACAACATTGCTGTCCTTGCCATATTTCCGATCGAGAGACGCAATATTCTCTTTATTAGTCCGCGGACTGTCCCGCGACGATACCGTAATATATTTGTACTGTGCTCTGTCTGCATGAAAAGCATCAAAAAAAGTGCCGGATGTTTTTGTGGGATTCCCGCACATCAGCAGTTTATTGTTTGCACCGGACAATGTGCCAAGTATTGCCTCCATGATCGCATCTGCGACACCAGATGCCTCATCTACGATGAATAGCATGTTGTCCTCGTGGAAGCCCTGCATATTCTCTGGCTTTGTCGCTGTCCTAGCAACTGCAAACCAGCGTTTTTCGTAGCCGACCATGTAAATATATGTCTTTGTCCATTTTAAGATTGCAGACAGTAAAGGAGATCTGTTCATCCACTTGCTGACTTCCGACCACAGCACATCATGTAGCTGTTGTTTCGTCGGCGCTGTAGCAACAATTCTTGGATACGGAAAACAACACAAAAACCAAAGCAGTGCCACGGCTTCCAGACCTGTTTTTCCAACACCCTGACCGGACTTAATGGCAACCTTGGGATTCTGCGCTAAATCCATCAATGCTTCCTGCTGCCACTGATCAGGCTCGAAGAGCAAAACTTCCTTTGCAAATAATACAGGATTTTTACGGTATTCTGGTATCCTTTTCTGAAAAAACTTTTTTCGAAGCGCTCTTACATCTCTAGCCATCGTCATCCTCTCCTAAAATGCCTGTTATCCAATCATCTACAATATCATTGCCCGCCGACTCGCCTTCCAGCTTCTGCTTCTCCAGACGCATCCTGCCCAGCGTTTCGATTGCTTTTGTCTTAGCCTTCTGCACCTTGGTAAGCTCCGCCTCCAACGTCATGATACTGCTCATGACGGCTTTTGTATGTGTAATGGTTGTTTCAGTAACCTTTTTATATTTCCCTGCACCGATGCTTTCACCATCTTCATCCGTAATATCCTCAACCTTCTTTGTTTTAGCTACGCCATCTACAGCAAGACCATGATTGTCCGCTTCCATGTCACGATATCTCTTAATGCTGTTCATCAGCCTGCGTTCTCTTACCGAAAATAGCTGGAACTGTAAAATCAACTGCTCTTCCTCAGCATCGTCCATACAGCTAATCAGTTCCCACTCATCCTCATCAATATCTGCAAAATATAATTTGGAGAATGCCCCATGCTTTTCAGCGTTCTTATTTCTTTTGGGAACGGATGATGCGTGACCTGCTGAATTTTTATTTCCCTGCTGTCCGCCCCGCTTCTTTTTTTGCAACGTTGCATTCCTTTTTTCATCTTCTTTTGCAACGTTGCATTTATCTTTCGGGGCGGCTTCTCACCCCATTTTCCCCTGTTTTTCCAGCTGCGGACAGTACCCTCGGGAACATCAAGCTTCTTTGCAATTTCAGCCAGTTTCAACCCTTTCTTAAACAGCTTTTCCGCCTCTGCTTTTTTCTCACTTGGCGCCCTTGGCATACCACCACCTCTATCTATTCGTTTTGTTTTCGAAAATTAGAGGAAGCGCAACGCGCCCCCTCCTGCTCTGCTGATACGTATATTACTTGTTAAAACATTAAATCTTTGTTATAAACTCCGCTTTTGAATAATCTCTATCCGACTTAATCATCATTCTCAAAAAGTCCTCTTTTGAGAAATCTGAAAGCCGGAATATTTCCTCTGGCTTCATGCCGAGCTGCTTCCCGATTTCTTCCGCGCTCTTTCCTTCGTTCATTAATTCTTTTACAATCGCTTTCATGGGTCCCAGCAAATGTGTTCCCCTAGCCCTGTTATGGGTAACTGTCCCATAGATATTTCCTGCTTTATCCTTATGCTCGACAATAACAACAGGAACTTTGCCATCAAGCATAGATTTCAGCGGCTCTTCTCCTGCCACAGTCCAGCGGTGAAACCCGTCAATAATTGTCAGGTCAGGTCTCACCACTATAGGCAGCGTCCAGCCATTCGTTAATATAGACTGTTTCAATAACGCAAGGTTTTGTTTCGATACTTTGTTTGGGTTATAATCGTTGGGCTTCACACTCCCTCTGTCTATCCAATGAAGTGTTGATAAAGGGCTGCTTATCCTGTTATCCATTGTGTGTATCCTCCTTTTTCTTAGCAGCTTTTACATATTTTCCATATATTGTCTGATATAATGCCCTATATGAACGCAGCTTCGGATCGCCGGAAATAAGTCCTTCATAGATAGCCTTACAGTCTTTGTTATCTACGATCGCGGAGACACTCATAAAGAATTTACGGTACCGTTCCGCAACATACCGTTTATGACTGGTTTCAAAATTTCCCTCCATATCTGAAAACAGCTCTAAAAGCGCTGCCTTATAATCTTTTTCCTGTATCCCCTTTTCGTTCTGTTTCCGTGCCGCAGTACTCCGACCAAACATTTCACTGTCCCAATATAGGGATGCGAGATATGCGTTCGGCTCACGCCGCACAATCCGTTCCATAAGATCAGGATAATATTCATTCATCTTCACAAGGCTTTTTGCCGTATCAATGGAAAAAAACTGCGATACCCGCATCTGTTTCCGGTTGGATCCCGTCTGCCATAGGAACAAGTATATCTCAGGGATATCCACCTTTTCCTCATACAGGTACATCCACACGTCCTTGTCCTTCCAGTCATAGATCGGGAAAACCTGATGGCGCTTTGTCATCATATTCCCGGCTCGGTTTACCACAGCAATATTCTGTAACCTTTGTACAGATTCCGCTGTCCTGATTCCGGTGATCGTTATCCCGTCAGAACATGCCCTTGGCAGGAAATCCTGGTATGCATCTGCCCTAGGCTTCAACACCGGGTGGTTTCGGATTGCGAATGACGGCGGCTGCCTCACCCATACATCTTTTTTGTACCTGTCCCAGCAGATAAATGTCTCATCATTGGATAATTCATTGAAACAGTTGTAATGTTTCACTTCTAGGCAAAACCATTCAAATGCTGCTCCTGCAAGTAAAAACTTTCTGCGCCATTCCCTTACCTTCTCTTCCATGCATGGAAAAATAGCCTCTTCATCAATAAATTGCACGGTAAGCTGTGCAGGATTGATTTCTCTTGACTGAATCAAATTCATTGTAAGCTGCGCCAGACATAAACTGTCTTTCCCACCACTAAAAGACAAATACACTGGCAGACCATTTCGGAATACATTTTTAATCCTGATCTTTGCCGCCTCAACAACATTAATGCTTGACAGGCACCTTTTTATCGCCATATTTTTTCCCCACACTTTGGACAAAGTATAAATTCCTCTGTTGGAGCATTTTCACTCTCTGCCCTTATACCTTGCCCCAATGGTGGTTCTGTGGATGCTGTTTCCTGTTGATTTTCAATCTTTTGTATCTGCTGTTCTGTTCTTTTTCCGCTTTCCCGGATACTTTGGATTACCTGTTCATCAAGTGTTCCATATTCAGAAATTCTTTCTGTGACATCCTCCGCTTCAGATACCATCTGTTTCAGGATATCTTCATCAAAACCGGGTATATCAAGATCTCCGTTCAGTTCCTCCAGAAAACTGTTCAGGGTATCCAGATTTTCAATGCCTAGATTAAATATTTTATTATCTGCAATCATCAGTTTCTTTTTCTGATTTTCAGTGAGATTGCTATACTGGTATACTTCTGCTGTTTCCTTTCCCATTGTGTTCAGTGTATCGAACAGGCCGTTCCCTGCCAGAATAACATTGTTTTCATCAATGACAATGGGACGGATCTGTCCAAACATTTCAATGCTTCTGCGAAATTCTTTCAGCTGTTGTTCCGTATGTATTCTGACATTCCTTTCTGGCTTTACAAGATCAGACAGCTTCATTGTAGTTATCTTCATAATCAAATCCTCCTAATTTTAAATTGGAGGAACAATCGACGTATATCATATATGCTATCTGCAAATAGCTGTTTATTGAACTGTATCCAGAAAATCCCTTGCACTCTGGAAGTGTGCTGCTGCATCACTTACAATTTCGGCATCAATTCCATAGATTTCTGACCACGCATTTTCCACGCTGCCTGTCCATTGTCTTGCTGCCCATGGGTGTGTTCCACAGAGATAACCATTTTTCCATCCATAGATCGGCGGCAATTCCAGTTCATGATAATGTATGTACGCCAGAATTTGTTCATGTGTCCAATCTGACAACGGGCTGTATCTCGTTATACCCTGAGCATTGGTATAAATGTTATCCCCCCTGCCGACATAATTTCCATCAGCCCTGCGCCTTCCAAGAAGCAGCATATCGATATTCTGCTCTTTGTAATATTTTTCCTGTCCCCTGTGCTGAACAATATGAAACCACTTCGCCGCACATTTACTGTCCTGCGGAAAAAGCATGTTTGAATGAGAGACAAGCCAGTTTATATCCTGCCCTGTATTGATTACGGACAATTCAGGAGGCTTATGTAACTCCACCCATTCTATAAATGATTTATATTCCAAATCACACACTACGAGGACGCAGGGCATTATCCCGGCACGCTGACAAAGTTCTCCAAGTACCAGTGAACCCTTGCCCCCACTCCATGCATAGGCAGCTTTCTTTCCTTTGGTTTTCTTTTTGATTTCCTTTAGTGTCTTTTCAACCAGTTGATTCAGTTCCTTTTCTGAAACAATCTGCCCAATTTTATTCATCGCGTCGATCCAGTCTGTATTATTAATACGCTGCTTTCTGCCAAGAACATCCCTCACGCTTCACATCTCCTTTTGCTCAATATTATTGAAATTGCTCCTGACAGAACAACTGTCAGAATACTGCCCATGGTCTTATAAATGGCAATTCCCTGTATATTTCCATATGCGAATACCGGAAGCCCAATGACCAAGGCTGTGATAATTCCCATAACGATACCAACGGGTTTCAGTTCTGCTCCCCTGAGCGTCAATACCGTTGGAAGCAGTGTCGATGCACGCAAAGTTCCATACATCAGAAACAAATGTGTCACTGTCAATCCGGGTATATTGGCTATAATAATGCCAACTGCCAGCAGCAGAACCATGACAAGTTTCGTCTTTCTTAATGAGCATTCCCTGAAAATATCTGTCGTAAGTGAAGATACTGCACAGAGATTGCTGTCAATCGTGGATAACAGCCCGGATACGACCATAAACAAAAATGGGATGACTGCCCATTTCGGAAACAATATTCTTATAAGCTCAAAATTAAGTATGCTAATATCTGCTGCCTCATATCCAATGCCTGCTCCGACAAATCCAATAATTCCCATTGACAATGGAACAAGGCTAAACAAGAACGCCCCCACAAGGAATGCCCTGCCAATTTTGTTTTTCTGAACACAGAATGCCCGCTGCCAAAAACACTGGTCTCCAAAGGGTCCCGAAATAAGCCCTACCGTGGCAGGCAGTCCAAACCCAAGGAAAATCTCAATTCCTCGTTTAGAGAACAGCACTCCGCTATCCCCTGAGGCTCCTCCTAAACCCGCCAGCAGCGTTTCCATGCCTTTGCCATATTTTATACCAAATACTGCAAAACCAATGCTGGCGCCCAACATAAACATCATCTGGACTGCATCTGTCAGTATAGATGCCCTGATTCCAGAAAATTGAGAATAGGAAAATGCAATAACAGCCATAACAACTGTCATTAACATAAACGGCATACCTGTCAAAACGCTTAAAATCTTGCTGCCTGCAAGTAACTGTACGCCTGTAGATAAAGCTGATAGTGTACCAAGCTGAAACAAATATATATTTCTAACAGCTTTGGAACGGTATTTCCCATACATATAGCCTGAGAGTGTAATCCCCTCTGGTATTTCTTCCCTTATCTTTTTTGCAAAAGGAATAAACAGTATCAGACATAGTACATTCGGCACCAGAAACCAAAAGAGTCCTGCAAAACCCTTTGTATAAGCATTCTCCGTTGATGTAAACAACGCTGGCGCCCAGATCCATGTAGCAGCTATGCTTAGCGCTGATACAATCCATCCTGTATTTCTGTCTCCAACACAAAACCTTTCTATATTCTTTTCCTTTTTTGTCATCAGTACTGTTGCCAGCAGCATCACCGCCGCGTAGATCACCAGTACAATTAAAGTATAGTTCATACCTGCCCTCCATTCATAATTCTGGAGAAGCCCCATGCTTTCCTTCTTTACCCTCCTTTCCTGGAAAAACTGCATGAAAAAAGGAAGCCTGATTTTTCTCAGACTTCCCCGACGTTTAAATTAGAATTTTACAAATACAATTTTCTCACATTTATATTCTGTTGTCAATTGAGACTTTTTTGAGATGGAGGATTTAATGTACGTTCAAGCCATCCACCCCAAATATTAATGCCGTTAGTCTCTCAATCGCTATCCTCAAATCTGAATAAACAGTATCTTTTGATATATGCTGTTTCTCTGCAATCTCTTTTACAGACAACGTATCCGCAGCCATATACATATCCCAGATAACCTCATACCTCCGCATATCAATATCCCTGTTCTGGGACTTGTCACAATATGCCTCATATAATCCAAACATTGTTTCAATATGCGAAACAATGACTGCGGTTCTGGTAGCACTGCGCTTTATGCTTTCAATAATGACCTCATTGTCATACATTGTCATCATAGATTCCAGTATGTCCAGCGCCGACTCCTCCATTTGTGTCCGACCGAACACAGAGTTCTGTGCATGTTCTTTCAGCATATGATAGTTTCGCAGGAGCAGCTTCGTGTTTCTAAGCCGACGGTCGCTTCTGCTGCTGTATTCTTTTTTTCGTTCCTGTTCAAATGCCTTCAGCGCCTCCTTTGCCCCGATCGCAGCTGCCTTCTCGTAAATATCCTTTAACTGTACGGGTGTAAGTGTCACTAGCACTTTTTCTGTTGTCTGGCTGTCCAT